GGCCGACGAATTCCACGCCGACACTGCACACCCCATCGTCTACCTAGGGGTGCCCACACTTTCACTCCGTCATGTGCAAACTAGAGTCATCCTAAGAGGACAACAATGGTACAGTTTAACGTCACTATCTCCCGGGACGTCACATAGTTTCATGTCATTGCGGACTAAATTAGTTTAATGTCATCACGGACGGTAAGAAACTAAATCATCAAGTCTGTCACCTGGGTGATAATAATATCTTGAGACCCAAGCGACGGGTATGTGCCACCAGTAAACGTCACAGAAGCCCCACCACTCTGAGCTGGCACAGCCACGTATACCGTAAGGGAAAACGTGGTAGCGGTCACTCCTGCATTAGGGGCACTCAACGAGGCAATATTAGGATAAAACACCGCCACGTTAGCACAGCTCCCATAAGTAATGACTGGGGTCTGTATAACCGCAGCTGTTCCAACCCAGGTAACCTCCACACAATACACGCCAGCAAAGAACGTAGGAAAGAACAATGTACTCACCGTAGAAGAAGTTTGAACCACATTCGTTCCCAATTGCTGCAGACTGTTGTTAAGTGGCAACAGCCCGAAAAGCGTCGTATTTCCACCACTAGTGTTGCTCCGTTGATAATGGTCAACAGCGCCACCAGCAGCAGCTGAGGTAGTTGGAAGTATAGGCTTGAAGAATTCCACACAATACGTGACCCATAGCTCACCGATGTTTTGCACAGGGTTGCTTATGGTCGCGAATTGAAAGTTGCCTTGATCATAAAGTCTCAAGTCTTGGCCAGCTGGGACCCCACCAGTTCTAACGTAGGCTTGAGGCACCACGGTCTGTATGGGATCACATTCCACCATGTGCATTAAGTTATCTGTAGGTTTAACCGAAACAGCATACTCCGAGTTTTCCATCTGTTGTTTAGTAGCGTAGATGGGCACATCTGCGTTGTAGTTGGTAGCCATCACCACATACCCTGGTGTACCATTCGTGACAAAGTCCGTAACACCTGATCTAAACTCAAACACGAGTCCATGGAACTTATATTCTTGGTAACCTGATGCTATGGTAGAAAGCCAAGGGAAAGTCTTACTAATACCTGGGTTTAAAGGGAACAGCTGGTTCGAAAACGCCGCTGTGCCGGTTATATCCCCAAGGTACTCTCTATGGCAGACAATATTGGTTTGGTGGTTGGTGGAAAATTTGGGGATCTGCCCTCCATTAGCGAAGAGATTGTATTTAGGCATGGCTCCAGCAAGGTGGTAGTCGCCTGATCCAAAGATCGAGCCGATTCCAGTACCGAGCCATTTTCCAACGTTCCCTCCGATCTTAGCGTTTCCAAAAATTCCTCCCACCGCTTTGCCAAGGATACCGCCTGTGTCACGAAAGGGCGTGGCTTTGGAACGGGCCTTCGCCTGCGGAGCTGCTGTTCTGGTAGCTTGTTTTGATTTCTGTTTGTTTCTTTTTGCATTTGTTTTGGTCATTATCACGGGATACACCAGTGACCAAGGTGGACTGTTCATGTGTGAGTCCTAAGGTAGGTTGATCCGTGCAGTCTCTCGGCATTCTAGTTAGCACGTAAATATTTACACCTTTCGGTAACGTTTTGGTCAGTTGAAACCCACACACCCCGTAGTACCCTCAGAAGAGGGACAAGCATTTATTTATAGTCGTTGCCACGACATCAGACATGTTTTCTCTAAATTTCTCCTGTTTAGAAGAGGAAAACGGGCGTTACCGGCCCATCCACCAGTACCACTTCAAACTCGAACTGCAATTGATCGTAATACTTCTCGAGGCATACTTGCGTCTCCGGATCAATCCCGAATGCCTTCCAAAAGGACACTCTAGTTCGATCTGAAACACACATGAACTTAGGGTCCATCCCCAGTCCCATGCGTGCGAATCCAGTTTCCATAACCGGGTCCAAATACAATTTTGATCTTTTTCGGCGCTGCATCACCCTGCGACTTTTGGTCCGCTTAAGGTTGATGGAGTTTGCTGATCGTAGATAATAAGTATAGAATTGTTGTAAAACAGGTAAGCCACTACTAAGCGACATACCACCCTGACCCACTGCATCCATCCATTTCTTGGTCATAGATGCGGAGTTTAATGGCTTAATGCTCAAACTATCCTTTAGAAAGGAGTTTGGCACTTGTCTCACCATCCTATATCCTCCGTCCACCCAGACTGGCTGAGTTTGACAGAAGACGATCTCTTCTATTTCATAGACAGGGTCTTCAACCACCATCGTGAACCCCATTTCAAGGAACCACTCTGACAGCCCATCACTGAACTTATTAAGATCACTTTTCTCAATGATAACT